TTCATGCGTACACCTCCAGATATTCTCTGACAGTTGTAACTGATTTATATTCATTGCATGGTACACATATTTGTGTTCTTGAGTAGTCAATCTTTTCCGCAACTACCTGCTCACAATAGACACAAATTAATGTGTCTGGACTTAATGTATCTAACATTTATTGCTCCTTTTATTCTTCGTATTTACAGTCTCTTCAACTGTATATTCTAAGTATATCATTGTTTTGTAAACTTTGCAAACCAGAAGCGTACATGACTGGTCAGACTTGATAAAACCCATTTTCCCATAAATCTAATAGCCTATTGAAATAAGCATCATATTTATATTTAATTGTATCAATAGAGTATTTTGAGTGTGTATCTATTGATATTTCTTTATGATCAAGGCTTTTTACCTGTTCCGCCGCTTTTTTAAATTCCCTCATATTATGACATTTATAGCCATTGAAGCCATCAATAACAGTTTCTGTAAATACCCCAAAATCTGTGGTGATTACAGGTGTTCCTACAGCCATAGATTCTATGTGGACATTGCAGAAAGGTTCTATGTATATCGTAGGTGTGAATGTGGCTATAGCACCCTGTAGAAGCCTTGTACGAGCCTCTGTATCAACTGTGCCTATGTATTCACCATACTTTGGAATATAGTCTCCAGGACCTGCCATAATTAGTTTTACACCTAATTGATCACAGACCTGAGAAGCAATATCTACACCTTTGCGTGGAATCATTCTACCAAGATAAAGATAATAATCTTCTTTCTTTTCTTGGAGCGGGAACATAGAAGGATCAAAATATCCATTAATGACAGCATCATAAAAATTACCATCTACAGTTGTAGGATTCTTGTGCATTGCATAAATAGAGTGCATCCAGGCATATGATTCAAATACTCTATATTTAGCAAATGTCCCACCATATCCAATTCCATATTCAACTGTCATATGTTGAGGAAATGCATCTGCTATTGGCTTTTGAGTAGTTCCACCAATTAGACAAATAAAGTCTTTTTGTTCAATACGCTTTGATATTTCTTTAATAGCGGTATTGTTAAATATCTGCCATGCTGGCAAGGTATTATCAAATGGAGCATGTACAAAATGCTTTCCATCTAAAAAGTCTAATCTTTCTTGTTCTGATAAGCATGTAATTAATTCTGTTACATTGGCTTCATTCTTTGTACCGCCATATAAAAATACCTCATGACCAAGAGAATGCATCATGTCGCAGAAATATCTTACCTTAGCGGTATAAGCGCAATTAGCAAACTCTTTGGTCGTGTTTGTATGAGGCAATGAAACTACATGAAAACGCATTACTTACAGCAACCATCTTCACATTCGCATTCAGATATCATTCCTTGAATAAGAAAATCTAACTGTTCAATAGCATTTTCTAACGCTGCTGATATGCCTTTTAAATCCTCAGCAAGGGACTTCTGGTAGTTCTGGTTGATCGGATAAATTGGTCCGCCCATTTTCTAACTCCTCTATTGTCTGTAGTTTGATAGCATTAACTAAGCCTGCTATCCACTGATTAGCAAATTCTAATTGCTCTTGATCTTCTGATGAGAGAACAATGTCTCCATCAACTATACTCCATGTGTTCATTCGTAACTCCTTCTTCCAGGAATAATTGGTTTCTTAGAAATATTTGTTCTTTTATTTCTAATATCATTTATTGTTGTTAATTGAATCTCAGGCAATGGTGCATATTTCCCATTTCTGGATTCATAGCCTTTTATAAATTGGTCCAGGTATTGATCAATTGCTTCCATAACTTCTTCATCTGTCATAGTCATTAATTTATCTACTGGATTATGTTTGTAGAATCTTTTAAATATTCCTGGCTCATGTTTCATTTGCCATTCCTCCAAAAATATAAAGCAAAAGCAGCACCAAGTCCTATTGGTAAACTTCCTAAAATTATTCCTAATGCACAACCGCCAATTATGTATTTAATTACCATAATTTGCAGTCCTTGGCTAAATGCATTTTTGAACTTGTTTCAGAATGGATCAAAATCTTTTGGCCTTTTTTAATTCTTCTTGTGCAGGCATCACACTTAATATCTTCAAGAACATTAGTAATAGTTTTCCATGCTTTATTAGTATTACTATTATCTAAATATTCTTTTTCTCTTTTAAAAGGACTTCTTTCATCTATCCAATTAATATTACTTCCCATAATCTATTTCCCCTTTAATCTTTTCTTTTCTAATGTCTGCCCATGTCGGATTTTAACATATGAAAATCTTCTGTTAAAAGATATGGCTTCGCCATTAGAACCACTTCGTAATTCAGCACTTGCGGTGTGAATTCAACGAGACTATAAGCATCTGCCCGTAGTCCCTTCAGAACCAACATTGATGTGATCTCTAAACGCTCTGAAGTAGTAACAGTATAACATGATTGTTTTTCATTTGTCAAACTGACATAAAAAAAGTCAGTACCAGGCCGAAGAAGGCAGGAGAGCCATTAACCTGGTACTGACAGGAGGTGACTGATTATGGCAACCAGTATCTTTATTGTAACATAGTTCAGAAGACTATGTCAATCTGCATAGTTTCTAATTTCTATTTTTGTTCCTTCTTCGTCAAGAACGATAAACCCAAGAAGATCTTTGTCTTCTGGATCTGCTCCTTCTCTTGTGAAATAGGATTCAAACATCTTAACTTCTGACATTTAGTACCATCCTTTATTTTGAAAATGTTCCCAAGCATTGCATGGTGTTACATGTCTTCTTGAGATGTATGCCAGCGTAGCCACTAATTGGCTTACGCCTGTCTTTGTTTTTTTCATGCCTAAACCAGCATATGTAGAATTGAGCATTTGCCCTATTCCTGAAGCACTACTTGTAGGATTTTGAGCATTTGGATTCCAAGCACTCTCTTTTCCTACCAGTTTAGTTAAGCATGAATATTGTTCTTTTGTTAGCAATTCTTTCGCTACCGCCTTTGCATCCACCTGTAATAGTGGAGGTCTTGGCTCGTATGTTACTGGAATTGCTGGTTGTGGAGTCATTAATTGTAATATTAATATAGTTATTACTACAACTAAAGCCCCAATTGTTGTATTTTTGCTTATAATTAGATTTCTCCTTTTTAAGCCCCATTTTGGCCCCTATGAGTTTCTGTAGGATGCCCTTTAAAAGGCTTCTAAGGCCCTTTTTAGACACTTTCAGTGACTCAGTGATCCCTGATGAGTAGAAGGCCCCAGATTTGACTCCAGGGCCTTTATAGGATGATCTGCCAATTCTATTAGTGAGAGGTGCAGTGTTCCTACTGTCTTATTATATCAATTACTTTACTTTGATGCCAAACTCTGTTGCTTTTGGATCAAGAGCCTTTAGAATAGGTCCAATTAATCCTGCAATAAATGCGTTAGACAAAACTTTAACATCTGTCTGACCAGCCAGATATAGTGCCAATACAGACGCTAAGGCTGCTCTCAGATAGGATTTTACTCCTGAAATTAGTTTATCTTTGTTTGATATTTCTATTTTTGCTTTAGCCATGATTCTCCTTCAGAGTTTCATATCTTTTATTCTTGCTTTTACTTCGTCAGGTGTTTCTACGATTTCAAAATGCATTTCATCTTTCCGCTTTTTGTAATCGCCACCCCAACGAATTCCATATTTCTTACATAATTCTCTTATAATTATAGTCTGCTGCTTGGTGAATGTATTTTCAGAGCCTAAAGGATGCTTTGTAGCATTCAAATCTATGGCTGTACCTGATGAGTGATTACTCAAATCAGAATCGCTACCTCTAACATCTCTATAGGCGTATGCCCAATCATCAAACTGTCCCTCATCAATAGGCTCTACTTGAGCGTGAAATTCTGCTGCAAATGCAGCCAAGATCTTTCCAGCATCTTTCTGTAGTCTCATTTTTCTATTAGCGTTTTTGATTTTGAATTCCTTGATGCCTATTTCCTTTTGGTCAGGAGATGCAGGCCACCCATTTTGAGATTTCATTCTTCACCTTTTGATACGAATGTTTTTTTGCGTGGTTTTGGCTTTGATTCAAGCAAAAGAAAGAATATTTCATCTACTCTTGATTCAAGCCTATTTACCTGATCCTTTATACTTGATCCGCCATTTGGCTTTAGTTCTGCCAGATAATGCTTAACCAGCCACTTTACTCCGCCAGTGAATGCTACTGCTATTGTGATTGCAGAAACTATAAAGCCTGCCCATTGCTCTATGCTCATTTGTTTATTTCTCCTTGTATCCATTTATAAGTTTCAGATAACCCATGTTCCAAATTCTCATCTGGTGCATAGCCTAAAACAGTTTTAATTAAGTTGTTGTCTGAAGTTCTTGCATGGACACCAAGAGGACCTGGGACATGCTTCTTCGTTAGTGTCTTGCCTGCTATATTGCAGACAATATCCACTAATTCATTTATAGACACATTTCTCTCAGAACCAATATTTATTGGCTCAAAGTAGGTATCTTGCCTATAAAAGTCTATTGTTGCTTTGATGCATTCATCAATATATAGAAATGATCTGTGCTGATTTCCATCGCCCCAGATTTCTATTTCATCTGTTCCTTTTGCTACCTTGCGACAAATTGCAGCAGGTGCTTTTTCCTTACCGCCATCCCAAGTGCCATACGGACCATAGACATTGTGATAACGAGCAATCTTGTTTTTCATGTTGTAGTTGCGA